TGATTATCCTGATGAATTTTTACATCATCTAGATTACATTTCAGCGGATCTGGACAATGTTGATACTCTTTCTTATCTTCCTGATTACTTACACGACAATACGTATTTTCTATCCGTGCCACCAGAGAGGTATGCTAATGCAATTACCAATCTTAAAGAAGCTGGGAAACTGGATGACCCAGACCACTCCCGCGTGGTTATTGAGAAACCTTTTGGGACCGATTATAAATCTGCTGATCGTCTATCATCTGTGGTGGCTAGACATCTACGCGAGAAACAAGTATATCGCATTGATCATTATCTTGGTAAAGATACTGTCAATAACATACTTGCTACTCGTTTTAGCAATATACTTCTTGAACCACTTTGGAACAGGCAGCATATAGATGAAATTCAGATCTTTGCTACCGAGACCATTGGTTGTGAAGGACGCTCACAATACTATGAAACTGCTGGTGCGGTGCGTGATATGCTACAGAACCACATTCTTCAGGTGCTTGCTTTAGTAGCAATGGAACCACCAAGCAAGATGAATGCCAGGGAAATCAGACGTGAGAAGACAAAGGTACTTGCAGCTACTAGAATGTCTCAGAACGTTATTCTTGGTCAATATGCTGGTTACCGTAGTGAAGAGGGTGTTGATCCTAACAGTAATACTCCTACCTATTTTGCTGGCACTCTATTCGTTGACAACTGGCGTTGGGAGGGAGTTCCTTTTAATGTCATGACAGGTAAAAAAATGCCTTATGGTTGTGTGGAAGTCGTTATCAAACTCAAAGCACCGCCGCTAAAATTATATGAAGGAGAAGTCAACGACCGTATTGTTATTCGTCTACAGCCTAATCCTCATCTTGATATTAGGATGGACATTAAGTCACCTGGTCTCTCTGATGATCTTGAACTCGCTACTCTCACCCACGAGTATCCAGAAGACCGAGCAATAGATGGGTATGAGAAACTTCTTTATGATGCTATAACTGGAGATCAGTCTCACTTTGTCCATGCTGATGAGGTAATGGAATCTTGGAGAATTGTTGATGATCTCATTTGTACTGGTGATAAGTGCCCGATTAGAACAGTGCCTTTTATTTACACTGGTGGTTGGGGACCACAGCACAAAGTAGACTTCTTAACTGATTGGGATTATCCAGCATAGGTAATAGTTTATAAATATATGAAACCCAGTGTAGATTATAATGGCAGCAGTACCATTGAATCTGACCCTAGAGCAGGGAACAGACTTCCAAGTAAACTTTACTGTAAGGAATAAAGATCAGTCTCCCCTCAATCTCTTTGGTTATACTGCATCGAGTGAGATGCGGAAGCATTATACTGCAACAAAAAAATATGACTTCGATGTCACTTTTGTTGATAGGGCTCAGGGTAGGTTGAGACTTACTATGACTGATGCTGTCACTGGAACTTTAGCAGAAGGTAGATATGTCTATGACGTATTTGTAACTTCTGCAAATGGAACCAAGACAAAGGTTGTCGCTGGTATGGTCTTAGTACAACCAGGAGTTAGCTTCTAATGGCAGATTACATAATCACGTTAGATGATGATCAGGACACCAGTATTGGTACACCAGATTATAATATTGGTGTAAACTATGAGATCCCATCAAAGAGTGTACAGTATCAGAATTTAATTCTTGATAGTATTGCATCTCAATTTGATGGGGTAAAAACCACATTTGATCTTACTGTTGATGGTGATCCTTATACTCCAGTAAATGCTCAAGGATTAATTATATCAATTAATGATATTGTTCTTAGTCCTGGAGTTGACTACAACGTAAGTGGTAGTCAAATTGTTTTTACCAATCCACCTGCTACATCTAGCGACTTCTTTGGTGTTGCACTGAGGACAGTTGCTGACCTTACAAGGACAATTAACTTTGTTCTTGATAATGGTTCTAATGATATCACTGCTGGAGTAAAGGGATCTCTTGGTCTTGATGTATCTGGTAGAATTGAATCCTGGACCTTGGTTTCAGAGAATGAAGGTTCAATTGTTATAGATATTAAGAAGGATAAGTATGATACTTATCCAGATAGTTTGGCATCTATTGTAGGATCTGAGTATCCAAGGTTGTCAACTCAAAAGAAAAATAGAGACGAGTCACTGTCCACTTGGACTACAGACGTTGTTGCTGGTGATATTTTAGATTTTAGCGTTGTCTCTTGTACGGGCATTCAAAAATGCTCACTGTTCCTTAGACTAATCCTATAATTAAGGAACATTATAAATAAATCATAGGAAACACATGTTCATTAGGAGTCCACTCAGATGGCTTTATTAGTATCCGACAACGGTGAACTTCAGTCGCTCAGATACCTGGTTAATTCTGATAGAAATATCCCCAGAAATCTTATCTTGAAACTGTATACTTCAAATACAGTTCCAACTGAGACTGATGTTCCCTCTCAGACCGCATATTACGAACCCTACGATGCTACAGGTCTTGTAGGTTATGGCACTGCGCCTTCCACAGGTTATCCTTCCGTCATCAATGCACGTCATGATGAAGATTATTCCAGACAGTATGGAATCTTTTTAAACGGAAGTGAGTGGAATGTAAGAACTATTCTTAACCCAATCGCTACCACCACTGGCAGTGGTAACGTCAACGAGTACACGATCACGGTATCCTCTGTTTCCAATATCGCGGTTGGTCATTATGTAAGCGGCGGTAATGTCGGTACTAACGCTGTTGTTGCGGCAATCGATGGTAACACTATCGTTCTTACTGTAAAGAACGCTGCTACCTTCTCTAACCAAACTCTTGAGTTTGGTGTCGGTACAACAACTGCATCTTATCCTGAGCAGACTTTCACCTTTACCTCTGCTGCTAATAACATCTACGGTTATTATCTGATCAGAGCAAATAACCTGCCTATCTCCCTGAACGGTGTTGAGCACGCGGTTAACGTCGGAACTGGTCTGACCATCTCTAAAGCACAGACAAGTGGAACTATCGGTAACACTTATATCGATCTCTTCCCATTCTCTTCTTCCCCAACTGTTGCTGGTGTAGGATCTGAGTTTACTCTGACCGTATCTTCTAACGTTGGTATTAATACCAGACAAAGAGTTCTTGGAGCAGGTATTGCTGCAGGTGCAAGAGTTGTTGGTATCATGAATACCACCACCATTGTTCTTGATAAGAAGAACGAAGGAACTGTATCTGGTGTTGCTACCTTCTATCAGGAGATTACCGAAGACATCTGCGTTGGCATGGGTGTCACCCACGGTAACATCGGCGGTGAGGTTGCTGCTATTCTTGATGACACCACTATCACTGGTATCGATGAGAAGACTGGTAGAGTCTACCTGAGCAGCGAACTGCAGAATAACATTCAGGCTGCTACTGGTAACATTGTTTACTTCAACTATGCTGAGGTAAGCGTTGGTGCTACTACTCATGGTCTGGTTCCTGGTGATGTAATCTATGTTGCTGCTGGTGCTGCTAACACCACCACAACCTCTGGTACTTACACCATTCACACCACTGAGGATGAGAGCACCTTCACCACTACTCCTGCGATGACAGGTATCGGAAGTGCAACTCTCTACAACAGCATCTTCTTCGCTGAGAGATTCACAAATGGTCCTTACAACATCCAGAACAACGGTGACCAAATCAAAGTTACTCTGAACGTCAGCCTCGACTGATTACTTTACACAATATACTTTGTCATGGAGGGGTTGCCTGGTGCGATCCCTCCTATTTTTTTAGGAGATAATAATCGCTATGCCCGCTTTTAATGTAGGTGTAAACTCAACTTTTGAACAGCAGCGTCAGATAATAAATGCAATCGCTGTTGATACTTTTGCATTATCAACAACTTTATCTGGTATTACTTCAGATGGTCTCGTAGTAACTTATAGCGAGGAGTCTGGAGTATCTACCGTTTCGGGATACGCTAACATTGCAGGGGTCGCAACTTATGCCACCAACGCTGGTGTATCAACCTACGCATCTTTTGCAGGAGTATCCACATATGCTGGTCTTGCTGGTGTAGCAACTTACGCTGCTAGTGCAGGTGTAGCAACCAATGCAGACTATGCTACCATCGCTGGGTCTGCTGCTTTTGCAACTGTAGCAGCGGGTGCAACCAATGCAGACTATGCAACACAAGCAGGAGAGGCAGCATTTGCTCCTTATGCTGGCATCTCCACCTATGCAACAACTGCTGGTGTAGCAACTAATGCACAAGGACTTACTGGATCTCCTAATGTAATTGTCGGTGTCATCACTGCTGGATTGTTTGTTGGAGATGGATCAGAACTTAC